AATTTTATTATTATTATATTTTTTAAATTTTTTATACCCATAAACCGAGCAAAAAATTTTGCATAATTACCCTAATTACTATACGCAACCCCTGCCATTCCACTCATAACTCTTAACACGTTGTAATTAACTGCATACACGCGGACCTTGGCAGTGGCAGTTCCGGACACAGTTGGACTGGAGAGAACCAACTGGAGAACAGCATTGTCAATACGCGAGAAGTTGCAGGTGCCTGAGGGTTGGTGTTCCTCAGGGCGGAGGGCAAAGGAATACACGTTGATTCCAGTGTCGGGGTGGCGAGTGTGGTGTTGGAATGGTTGCACAATATCGAAATATGTGCCTTCACGCTCGGAGAATCGGTCTTGACCATTCAACTGCAACTTAGCAGTGACGACTGGGTTCTCGCCCCAGCAGTGCATGTCCAAGGCAGTCTCGGCAAGAACGAATGTTCCGGCATCAGAGACAGAGGAACCAGTGGCGGGGTTAATACCGTCGGGGTTGGAGAAAGCGTAAGCACCGCCGGTAGAACCTCCCCATTGGGCGGCGTTGGCAGAAGCAGCAGTGGCGACTTCGTCCAAAGCACCTCCCATTTGGAAGAGACCAGATGCACTGATAAAGGCGTTAGGTCCAGAGACTTCAAGAGGACCACCGAAGGCGTGGATGGCGTTGGGGAGAGCATCAATGGCATCAGTGTAGTTGAAGGGTTGGGCACCAAGGGTCTTGTAGAGGGTTTGGCCGGCTTCAAGAGATGCGCAGTAGTCGACGTTGGCGTCAGGTTGAACAACCCAGATCAATTCCTTGCAAGGATGGTTGAAGTTGAGTTTGATCTTGTTTGAGGATGAACCGACAGACTCGTCACCAGTAAATTGGAGTTGCTCAATGAGGTATTCGTGGGGGTTCTGGGCGAACTTGCGGCGCTCGTCAGTGTCAAGGAAGACGTAGTCAATGTAGAGAGAGGCAGCAACAAGGGATTGTTGGTAGGCCTGGGGGACAGAGACACTGGATGATCCGGAGGCAGCAAGACTGCTGACTGCCCACAAGCACTCACCGATGGGGCGGAAATCGATGTTGATCTTGACTTCATGAAATTGTAAAGCTATGAGGGGCAATGCAAGACCAGGGTTGCGGTTGAACCAGAAGAGCAAAGGAATGTAGAGGGTTGTCTCAGGGAGTGCTTTGCGGGGGGCACAGACTTGGGAAGGACCACCAGTGGAAGCGCAAGGACCAGTGACATCGGCGAAGGTAGGGTCAGTGATGTAGGTCAATTGAGTGGTGTGACCAATCATCTTGTAATAACCCTTTTGTTGCTCAGCAGAGAGAGTCAATTGGTTCCAGATGTGCATCCAGTCACCATATTGACGGTCAATTCGTTGACCACCAATCTCGACCTCGACTTGAGCAATAAGTTGTTCGCCTGGGAAGTCCAACCAACGAGCATAGACACCAGGAGTGTTAGCAGAGGCCATTCTTTGGTTGATCTCAGGGAGAGTCACTTGGAGGTAAGTGCGGAATGCCATATCACCGTTACGGGCAATAGTGCAAGTCACACGGCGACCAAAATCAGCCTGACCAGAGAATGTTTGTTCAATGCTCTCCATGGCAAAGTTCGTGTGTCTTCGGTAAGATACCTTCCAGAAAGTAATTTCAGGTGTTCCAGTAAGGAAAACGTCTTGTGCGCCATAGGCGACTAATTGCATAAGAGCTCCTCCCATTTCGGTTCGGTTTAATTATATTATGCCTAAATAAAATAAAATCGCCCGAACACGAAAAATATTTCCAATATGCCCGCAAATAAAATAATTCGCAAAAATATTATTTTATTTCACACATTCCATAAGTAGCAAACATAATAATATTTTTGCTATGATTTATGTCCTATAAACCCCCTGTCATATTCTCTTCTAAAAATAATTCTAAATATCCGTCTTTCAGTATTTTTTTGCATTTCTCGTGTCGTTTTGTGAAGATATATGAACCTTTCCGTTTTTTTACTTTCCATCCATTTTCCAGCGCATTCATTATAAATACACATTTCTGCATCATCTTTTCATTCATAATCGAACTCATCTTTGATGCACTCATAATTTAATTATTTTATATACTACTTATTCAAAACAGTATATAAACCTTATACGAAGACTCTTATACGAAGACTCTATTATATACAGGGAGGTCTACTTACCTCTCATTTCACACATTTTTAAAATCCACCTGGGAATCGGACAAGGTTAAGACCAATGCCTAATCCAGCGCCGTTTCGTGCAGATGAACCCATAGCAGGAACAAACACGTCCAAGACAGCGAATGTGGCGGCAGCAGTCAAGGCAATAATAACAATTTCTTCAGTGCTGAGTCTTCCAACCTTGGGGATGGCGTAAGCAGCAATGGCAACAACAAGACCTTCGATGATGTACTTAATGGCACGGCGAACAAGTTCTCCAAAATTTACGACGCTCATTTCGTTAAAGTATATTATATTATAACAAAACAAAAGGATGGAGGAAACAGTTTCTAAATAATCTAAAGTTCTGGAAGGAGGAGGAACAATACCAAATCAACCCAAACTAAAATGAAACAAATAAAATTGCTAAAGTTTATCTAATGTCTGGGTCGTTTGGAATAAAGCATTTATTATTGATACTACAAACCATTTAAACCGTTCGTCCTAAATCTTTTCATATCCCCTATATGTCAAAAATGTCATCTAGTCAACCTGCATTTGAAAGAAAAACCCTTCCAAATGGGAAACCGAACCCTAAATATGTCGATTTATGCGATGAAGACGCACCGATCGCCGGCCAAAAGTTCGCCTGTCTTAGTTTTGTCTCCCCCGAAAACATCCTAAAGAAACGCGAAGGATTCCTTTTTGACGAATTTATTAAGCAATGGGAATTCACTAAATCTATGTCTAAATTCGGGGATTTCCTGAATTTCGTTGCATACAAATACGGGATCAAAATCGAGAATTTAACCGAAGATTTCAATGAGTTTGCTAAATCAGAGGAAGCGAAGTTGAGAGAAGAGGAGTTTGAGTATCATTTCAAGACTTTTTGCGATAAACACGAGGAGTCATTGAATCTGAGATTTAACCGAGAACACGCGTTCCAGACTTCTACGCGTGGTCTCAAGGTCCGTGGGGTGTTCAATACTCAGGAGGAGGCAGAGTTGCGTTGCAAGAAATTGAGAGAGGCGGACCCCAATCACGATATTTTCGTTGGACCAGTTGGTATTTGGATTCCTTGGGACCCAGATGCTTACAAGACTGGACGTGTCGAGTTTATGGAGGAGGAGTTAAACCAATTGCATAGTGAAAAGTTGAAGAATGAGGAACGCGCGAAACAGGCGTTCGACCAACGAGTTAAGGATGCAAAGAAGAAGGCGATTATGGAGAATATCGAGTTGGCAAAGAAGAGTGGAAATGTGTTGACACAGACGATTGACGAGGAGGGCAATTTAATTGGCGTGAACCAGAAAGTCAATTTCGACGAACGAGAGGCAGCAGATACTGATAATTCAGATGCTCATGCTAAACAGTTGAGAGAAGCGTTAGACAGAGCATCAACAGAAAACTAGAGAATTAACACCTGGATGTGTGGAATGATGCCCAAGGGCATCATAATTCATACATACAGTGCAAACGCTGCACTATGGGTTTTTAACCCACACGTCCAGGCATTAATGTATGGACGTCATTCTATAAATGAATAGAAATTACATAAACATTTACCTAACAATTTATGTAATTTAGCATTTAGTCCATCGCCACAAATGCAGCAAATTATCCATAGAATACGAATAAATGGGTACTATGTTCCGTTCTTGTTTCCTCTCATCTATTCATTGACTAACAATATCCTCCTCTCCGCCACCATAACCCTCAAAATGTTTCCGGCAAATTACTTCTTCCATTTTTCTCGGAAATTCGACTATTCATTCGCCGATCGCAGATATAATCAAATCAAACAGATAGTCCGATTTACCGACACCGGATATTTAGCGTCTTTTTTGGCAGTACAATCGCCTGCCTATGTTCCTCTCGCATTCAATATTCATTTTGCAATTACGTTTGGATATTGGATTGCAAAACTGATTATGGGGTTAGATGATGTGGATCGAACGAATGGAGAGTTGTATTCTATTGGATATGAGAGGTTTTGGGGGGCACTTATTCACGGTGTTCCTCTTGTCATATTATTGCAAAAAATATTGACCGTTCAGGAGGAAGGAGACCAATGCGCGTATTATTTTAGTCGTAGTACACTGGTTTGTTCATATATCTGGTTATGGACGTGGGGGATTGTGATATATTTCCCTTGGCGAATTCGGACGGGAGATGCGGTTTATAGTTTTATGGATTGGAGGAGTCCACATTGGCATAAGGTAGGGGGGATTGCGATGGTACATGGACTGTTGGCGGTTGCGAATGAGATAGGTGGCGGGGTGGTTGCGGCGGCGAAACAAAGATAATAACCCGAAGAGACCCAATCTAAGAATAATAACCCAAGGCGGGGTGTACGCCCCGCAAAAAAAAGAAACCAATCCAAAGATAATAACTCAAGGCGGGGCGTACGCCCCGCAAAAAAGGGAGGATTTAAAAAGGAACCGTAGGTTCCTTTTACCATTTAGACTTCTTCACCGTCACTTGCGCTCCCGCCTTCTTTGTCTTACTCGCATCAAACTCATCCTCATCATCACTACATAATTCCTTCGATTTATCCCAGAATTCTTTGCTACCTAATTTGAATGCAGGGCGATTCTCTGCTTTATACCAAAATATCTGTTCATTTATTTTGCTTGATTTTGCATTGTTATGGATAACCAAGCATTCATAATTCTCCGTGGTTTGGTCCATGACTGAACAAAAAAGTTCTAAAGTGGGAAACATACTCGCATAGTTTTCCCATATTCGTCTGCGATTTCCTAAAGTCGGTTCTCTCAAAACAAATACGTAATCAATATTTGTTCGAAGTGCAGGAGGCACACCTAGAGGATATTGCATAGTAATAATCAACATAACTTTCCAATGCCGTCCATTCATAAAAAGCATTCGCATCAACTCATCTCTCGACCAACTTGCATCATACAAACAGTCATCAAGGATGACAAATGCCCTCGGGTCTATTGTAGCACGTTTATATGTCTCGATTTCAGAATTAAACCGTTTTACCACCTGATGTTGTCTTCTCAATATCTTATCAATTAAGACAGTATTGTATTTTTGATGGATGAATAGTTTAGGAACAATTTGAGAATAAAAGTTGTTGACAATTTCAGTGCCTGAAATGACTAACCCCACTGGAATATCTTGGTGGTGATACAAAAGGTCTTTTACCAAGAACGATTTTCCAGTATCACGTCTGCCAATCAATACAATAACCGGTCCTTTGTTTTCCTCTGGTTTAAAAGTGATCCAGCGCATATCAAACTTTTTCAAATCAAGATTCATTGCAGGTTAAGTGATAATAATTGCAGATAAAATATTATTTACCGATCAACGTCGTACAAATAACCGCAAATAGTTCTTTAGTCCTAAATATACGTCTCTAACAAATTTAGCATAATTCCGTTTCATGTCTTCATCGTCTCATATTGAAATCAATTATAGAAAAATCAAAAAAATCGACTTAGAAGGTTTAGCAAAACAATATGACCCATCTGAAGATGATATTGCAAATCAATACAATCCATTCAATGTCCACGAAATCCAATCATTTAGTCCTCTCTATACTGACTTTTTTGTACTGAATGAGTCAAATTACAACCGAGTTGGACTCAATCACCGATACTATTTAGAAGGATCTCAGATTAAGTCATCCGACCCTGTAAAAGAGATAAACACTTATCACGTTAAATGTTCTCCGCTTCTTGACCCGATTCACTATTTAGTCGGAAAATACCATAATGTGAAGAATCTTCTATCTCTTCCAACGCTTTCCAATCAATCGGAATGTTTTGCAAAGGTCGCAGACAAACAAAATGCTTCTTATGTAGACGGGTTTTTCTCCTATTTAAGCAGTCAATTAAAGCATAAACACAATATGCTAAATGCCGTCGATTTTTACGGGTCTTATTTAGCAGTCCAAAAAGTATTTAAAGCAACGGTGACAGACGATCTCGATTATTTGCAGCAATCGAATTATTTTATGGACCGTATTGGAAAAGGCGTGAGTATTAGTTGCGGGTCGAGTCTTGGAAACACGTTTGACGACTTTACGGGTATTGGTTCTCGTGCGAATAAAAAGCGTCTGGTGTTAGAAGAGGAACTAGATGCAAATGAATTGATGGCCGACGTGATTATTCCAGAAGATCTCGACCTCAACTGTTCTCTTAGTTGTGAAATGCTAGAGGAACAGGTCGGGTTTGATTCTGGCGCAGACGATTCAAATATATTTTGCGAATATGAGAAATCAGCAAAAGACTCTAGTAGTTCATCTGCTTCCTCTTGTTCTTCTATATCGGAAAACGACGACGACGACAATGATTTGCGGTATAGTTCTTCTTCAACCGAAGAAGAAGAGTCGGAAGAAGAGGAAGAGGAAGAAGACCCGTCTGAATATACATCCGAGTCTAGTTCAGAGGAATCTTTAGAGGCATATGCCTACATAGACAATTTCCCGGCAAATTTGATATTTCTCGAGAAATGCGATGGAACTCTCGACAAACTATTTATGGACCAGGAAATCGACGAAGATAATGGAGCAGCATATATGATGCAAGTAATTATGACGCTAATCACATTTCAAAAAGCATTCCATTTCACACACAACGACCTTCACACCAACAATATTATGTACATCAATACAGATATTGAATTTTTATATTACAAATACAATAACCAGTTTTATAGGGTGCCTACATATGGAAAAATCTTCAAAATAATCGATTTTGGACGCGCGATTTACAGATTTAAAGACAAGATTTATTGCAGTGATAGTTTTGCGCCAAAAGGAGATGCTCACTCGCAATACAATACAGAACCGTATTTCAATTCGAACAAGGCGCGTATAGAACCGAACCCTAGTTTTGATTTGTGTCGTCTAGGTACATCTATCTATGACTTTATTATTCAAAATGAGAATGAACCTCTCGACGAATTTCAGCAAACAATTTACCGATGGTGTTTAGACGATAACAAGAAAAATGTTTTGTATCGTAAAGATGGAGAGGAAAGGTATCCCGGTTTCAAATTATATAAGATGATTGCTAGAAATGTACATGAGCATACACCGCAAGAACAATTGAAATATCCTATTTTCTCTCAGTTTTTAATGAGTCCTCTCGACGCGGCAAAAATAGATGAGAATGAAGTAAGAAAACATGGTCTGAACATTGATTTAGTCGAGAAAGAATATATATAGATAAAATTGATAATTACTTATCCTACGTTTATATAAAGAAAACACCGAAACAAAATGCCTCCGAAAAAGACAAAACCATCCTCTCCTTCTAAAAAAACAACTTCTGGGCCTCCGGCCCTTAACGATCCTTCGGGTCCAGAGGACCTTACCGTTCCTTCCGGTCTTACTATCGAGTCTTCGACCCTTACGTCCAACCCTCCAGGTCTTATGAAAATGCCTCTCCTCATCAATTCTCTCACTCCAAAAGATCTCGAATCCTACCGATTTAAAATCCGCAATGTTTTGCCAGAATACTCCATCGACGACCCGAAATACGAAATCGTCTATAAAATCCGCGACGATAAACCCGCCGATTATACTCGCGCTATCCAAGAACCCGAGATTCTGAAAACCCGATTGAAACTCAAAGACACAAAAACCGGACGAACAATTCAACTCAAGAGTTTTGCAGAAATATGGGAAGATCCAAAATCCGGTTTAGCAGAAGAAATCCTCTCTGCAAAAGACCCCAATGAAGCGAAATGGGAACTCGCAAAAAAATACAATTATAAGATTGCAACTACCTTTATTCCTATGTATGCCAAATCGATCTACGAATATTTTGATGTACAGAAAGTGCTAGACCCTTGTGCTGGATGGGGAGATCGTATGGTTGGCGCATTAACGTCTACCTGTGTTAAAAAGTATGTAGGTTTTGACCCCAATCAGAATTTAGTGCCCGGTTATAAGAGAATACAGCAAGATTTTGGAAATGGGGTAAGTATAGATGACCCGGACAACTTTTACGTGAAATTTAAAAATGGATATGAAATCTACTCGATACCGTTTGAAAACAGTGGAAACAGCAAACGATTTGCAGACGAGAAATTCGATTTTGCATTTACAAGTCCGCCGTTTTTCGACTATGAAGAATACAATCCAGAGAATCCGACATATCGAAATTGGTATCGCGAATTCTATGAACCCCTGTTTACATTGACAGAGAGTCGATTGAGAGAAAATTCGTTCTTTGCAATTCATATTGATGATACGTCTGCAGGTAAGATTCGCGATTTCTTGTTCTTGAGAGTAGAACAGATAACTAGTTTCAAATATTGCGGGAAGATCGGATTAGTAGGAGGTAAGTCTGGCAAAACCAGAAATGTATATATTTTCCAAAAAACAAAGGCGGATGATTGAGTCCGCGGATAAATTTAGGCATCCTCATTCTAAACAATAATATATATTTTTGTTTAGAATTATTCAACGAATATGGATAATATGTTGATTATTGCAATTATTACGACCTTGTTGTTTTGTGCAATGAAATTTATTGAAATACGTTTTGTCGAAAAACAGAAAGATATGAAACCTCTCAAATATTTCGTACGAGATCTGGTTTTAGTATTTGTAAGTTCGATGGCTGCCGGATTTTTCTTCTTTAGTTCAAACAAACAAATAAGCGAGTTTGTAAATACAATTACAGACGCAAAGGTCATTCCAGAGGGCGCGGCGCCCGTATTTACTGACGCACCTGGGTTTTAATGTCTGGACGCGTACAGCATTTACACTGGATGTATAGATTGTGATGCCCTTGGGCATCATTCCACACATTTAGGTGTTAACACCTGGATGTGTGGAATGACTCCAACAACCTCTCCTCGAAAAAAATTGAATACTGTTTTTATTTTATTGCAAAAACATTATACACTTATACCTCATATTTAAATTAAATTAAATCAACCCAATTCAAACTCAAACTCAAATCATGCCGTCAAAGAAACGCGTCTCCTCAAAGAAAAGTGCACCTAAATATCTTCGCAATACCAGTGCAAAGATATTGGTTGTAGACCCGGATTATTTAGAACCAGGTAAATTATATATTCTTCAACACAGTAAAGAAGGATTATCGAGTGTCGGTGGTCCTATCCACAAAGAATTAGGAACCGATCCATCGATATTTATTACGAGGTTTAAAGCAAGATTTGTTAGACACGACGTTGGTAGATCAGGAAGATTTCCCGATGGAATACCAGGAATAATCGCTCCTAGTAAAAACGTAGCAGTGTTTGAAGACGTCAAGATAATAAGTAAAAATAAGAGGTTTCCATTATACACGCCGGATATTTACTTAATAAAACCGGATAAAGTAGTCGGTTATAAAGCGTTTGACTTTTGCAGATTTGGCAACGATTTTAAAACGATGACAATGTTTATTGAACAAAGTCAACACAATCCAGATATTAAAGTTGCGTTTTCAACCGGTAGTTGGACGTTTGGAGAAACAAATCAAAATCCTGTTGCCGAGAATTATGTAAATGTTCTGGAACCTACATATAGAACAGAGACCGAACACCAATTATTCTCGGATTATACCTATGGTAACAGAGGAGGGTGTTTAGGAGATGCCGTGTTTAATCCAACATCAACTGCTCTATTAATTGCAAAATATCTATATACAAATACAGATATGAGAACTAGAGAAGTGTCGTTGAACTTGGGACGATCGTTTACGACAAACACAACTCCCTATGCCGATGCCGATGCCAACGCCGATAATGATAATGAAAACTAGATAAAATAATACTAATACAAAAAAGATAAGATGGAAGAAGTAGGTATTCGAATTAATGAGCAACTCCTCTCGTCAATAAAATCGTATAGTTTCTATAAAAGATTAAATAACGAATTGAATGAATTGTATAAAAAATATGAAAATGTTTTTGCTGATGTAAATGACAAACAAGAGGCAGTGATTACAATATATTGCACCGAAAATAGTCAATTTAACAAATACGAATTTATTATTGGAAGAGGATATCCATTTCGTCCGCCAGCAATATGTTACCAAGATAAACCATATATTGAATTCCTAAAAACCAAATTCTTTTCAAAAGAATCGAAAATCGCGTTTGAAAAAGTGACAGGAATGAATTGTTTTTGCTGTAGTTCAATAACTTGCCATACAAATTGGGGACCTTGTATTACAATGGACAGAATAATAAAAGAGATTCAATTGTTCAAAACCAAAAAACGCAATATTATAAATAAATTAATGGCGGACAAAATAAAGTA